CTGTAGTAAATGAATGTGATGTTCCGCCACCATCTGTAATTGTAATAGTAAGTTTCCATTTAGAATGTATATTAATAGTAGATGATAAACTAGGGTCTTCATTAGTACTAAATCCACTTCCATGAAGTCTATAAAAACTAGATTCAAAACCATGACATATTTGCATAGGAAAGTTGCTGAAAAAATATGCCGTACAATTACAATTTGCTCCAAACCAATTTAATGGACTTACTGGTAATCGTCTACAATATAACTTCCATTGAGTAACATTACCAAGACCTACATTTGGAGGATCTAAATACCACCAAGATTTTAATTGTGCTTGTGTAGTTCCTAATGCATCCGCATAAGCACCTTCAGTTAAAGTGTATCCATATCCGAAAGTACTTCCAGGATTAACATATGTTAATTCTACATTGGTTATTTCAAGAGTTAATTCTTCATACTTTAAAGGAGCATTAGTTGTTGACCCTCCGGGATATATACCATCATCAAATGATCCATTTACACCTCCAAAGTCATATACAAGAGTATCATACCACAATTTATTATCATCATAAACACCAGTTTGACAAGCAGTTAGAGGATCATTGTAATAATTAGACCACATACCATTTGAATAGAAAAATGTACGGTTACTTACTCCTGAAGGATTATAACGCCAAAAATCATCTATTGGTTCTCCTGCTAAAGGAGAACCAGCACCAGGATGTGCAGGAACAAATGTTTTTACAAATGAAGGTGCTATATTTTGTAATATATTACCACCAACATTAAAAGGTAGTGTTAAAATATTTGTTGCGCCATTTGAAGCATATGTAGCAGTTGGAACTTCAATTTCTAAATTGATTTCAAAATTACCTTTTGTATTACCAAAATGAGATCCTCCGGAACCACCATACATAAAGTAATTAGCGGTAAATATTTGAAATGAATAATCATCAAGAACATCTCCAGTAACAATAGTAAAATCATTACTTCTATCAATACCAGCAGCATCTGTTACTGTACTACCAGCTCCAAAACCAGAAATACTTTTAACACCACTTATTATAGTATTAGTAGCATCAACCGGCCAAAACTTAGAAGTAACTGCAGTACCTGTATCAAAACTTTCAAGTTGAGCCCATCCAGGATATGACACTCCATCAGTCCAACTAGTTGGAGTATATAAATCTCCTTGATTTATACGTGTGTTTAATTCTGATATTAAACCATTAGTTGAAGTTTCCCAATATATATCTAATTTAGATTCTATAGCTTCTACTTCATAAATACTTAATCCAGGTACCATATCTCCAAATAATTCTTGGGATGTAATAGCAACATTAGCTTCTCCAGCACCATCTCCACCATGTATAGTATGAGTTTTGTATAGTGGATTTGCTGCACTAGGACCAACAGGACCTAGATAATTCCACGCATCATAACCTACTATTTCTCTATCATCTGGATTAGATATATGTAAACCACTAGCTACTAATGTCCCAACAGATCCTATAGTAGTTCCTGTAGAAACCTTGGTAATGTTCCATAATATACCTTTTCCTCCTACCACTGCAGAACCAGCTAATTGCTCAGGAGTTGATCTAAGATTTTCACTTCCAGCTACATAATCATTTCCTCCAAGTCCAGGAACATTATGAAGCTTATAACGAAGCATAGTTGCACTTGTACTAGGACCAGTTGCTCCAAATTCACCACCTACAGAATTATTTATTCTTTGAGTGTAATCGCCTACTATAACTTTAGCAATATACGGATTATTTTTATAACCATAAAATACTGGTGCTGTATTATATGGAGATTTTGCTGCTGGATCCCATAATCCTAATTCCACTCCAGTACCTATAGTGGTGACAGTATCAGTACTTGTTCCAGGATATGATAAAGCTACTCCTCCCCAATCAAAAGGATGCAATCCGCCATCACCTCCATAATTTTGTACTCTTGGTGATAACTTAAGACTTGCATTTGTTATTTGACTACCTGAATCTAGATCTCTTTCTCTATCCCTGTCTTTAAGTAATTTTTCACCTTCTTCTGTGAATGGATCAGCAGCGAATGCGTTTCCATTTGAATCTATAAATTGATAATAACTAGGATCTGATGATGGAGTAGGTCTACCACTTCTAAATGAAAGTTGATTAGGTCCTACTAACGATAAATCTCTAGGGATTTTGTTTACGTTATCCGCATGCATCACAAAATGAATAACAGGTTCAGTTGCTGATGCAACAGTAGGATCAGCACTCTCACCACTTATATAACCATTTAATATTCCAGGAAAATAAACATTGTAATAATCTTGCTTTGGTTGTTTTACAACCATCTTGAATGAATACCACCCTAAAGGATTCGCAGTATTTAATGATGTAATTTCTAAAGTAGCATTAGGTCCAGAAAAAGAACAAGCACCTGGAGCACATGCTGGAGGATACCACGGTTGTCTATGAATTGTTACAATATCTCCTACAGTGTATCCACTACCAGGATTATTTATAAATACATTAGCCACTGGAAATCCTGTTGGATTTGAAGCAGTTGGTGATGTTACAATATCTACAGTTAATCCAGTACCTGTACCTCCGGTTGTTGGTAGATTTAATAAATTATTATATGCATCACTATTATAATGAGTTCCAGGATTAGATATTGCAACACTTGCAACACTTTGTTCTGCTTGATACATACCTGGTTCACCTGTTATAGATGACTTATTAGAAGTAATTGTATCAAAAAATGTAGCCTGTAATGAATCACCTGGCCATGTATCGGTACTTGTGATTAATGTACCTCCAGGATATTCTGCAAAACTAGATGTGTCATCATATTCCCAGAAAGGATGAAAAATGGTAGATCCTTTACTCAATTCCAAAGCTATGGGGATATCTTGCTCGGATAAAATAACGGTAGATTGTCTTCCATATCTATCACATAAAACAACTCCTACTTGATAGGTTCTATTCCTTTTTAATGTATGATTTTGATATTCTTTTCGTGTGGCAATACTATGTCCAGAAATATTATTACTATCTTCATTAGGTTTAGATGCTACATCAAGACAATAATTCAATTTAGCAGGTGGAGTATGTTTATCTATATAGTTACCATAAATAACGCGATTACCACCTATTTCTTGAGCAAGTGCCCTAACTGGTACTTGGTCGTATACACGTAATAATTCACTAGTAGGTAAAGTTTTCCAAGGTTTTTTAGATTGATATTCATACTCAAGGAAATCTGTATATTCAGATGAAAACACATTAGCATCTATTGTATCTATTATCTTAATAATATTTTGATCAGCTTGCTTATATAGTATATCTATTTCACTTATTTTTAAATCAGTTGCAACTTGATCCCATCCACCAGCTATAGGGGAATTTAATATTAATATAATATTATTAATCTTATTCTGCATAAAACCAACTTCCGTACTTTTAAAAGTTGAATTTTCATCTTGTTTTTTTGTTGGTGTATTATCTTCATATATAAAATACCCATCTTGTTCAGGAACAAAGCATTCTTGAGTAAATGGTGCTATAAGGGAATATTCACCATCATCAAACTTGAATCTATAACTAAATCTTACAAATTTATCTTTTAAGTAATCTGGATCTCCAGGCCAAATTGAAGCATCAGCATGATTATAAGGTTGTCTAAGAGGATTACTCGTTACGCCATCAGGTAGAAAATCACTTACTACATCTTGCATGGTACTTATGGTATCTACGGTAAGTTTTAGTAACGCATCTCCAACGTTTGGAAATCTTGGTATTATATACAAAACATCACCATCAGTATATCCTTTACCAGCATTTACTAGTTCTATATTACTATTATTTATAGTAGTACTTCCGGGACCAGGAGCTGGCCATCCTGGTAGATTTACAATATTAATTACCAAACCACTACCACTACCCCCTATTGGTCTTACATCAACTTCATTTACATATAGATTACCCGGAGTTCCACTCCCGCTATACCATACATCCCAATCTACAACTTCATCTTTAAAAAGATCAATTTGCTTATGTGGATAATACTTTGCGACAGAAATATGATCCTCATTACTGTAATAAGTATTATCAGTTAAAGCTTTTTCTATATTTATTTTTCTAGGTTGATTTCTATTATCAGTCCAAAAAAGTAAATCATCTATTAAGTTAACTCCATATATCTCATTAGCTTTAGAAAAATTCAAGAAGTATCCAGACACAATTAAACTACCTATTTGGGTTTTGATATTATATACGCCAATATAATGTAAAGAATCAAGTGGGGCAACATTAGAAAGTCTATCAGCAGATGTATCTATATAGTTTGTCATAAATACAATTATACGTTCGTTTACTACGTCCATATATCTGCCTATTATATCTATATTATCTACACTAGTAATATTAAAATCAGTAAGTGAAATATTACCTAATATATTTTCTAAAGCTCCTACAGCTTCTCCTTCAGATTTGCTAATAGCTACATTTTGAGCATCTCTATATTCACCAGGCGGAACTAATCTAGCGTCTAGATCTTTATTCATTCTAGACTTGACAAAGTTGTTTTTTATTTCAGCCATTTAATTTTAGTGTTTTATACGTTTAGATTTACCACGCATTACCTGTACTATCTCACCTAATTTAATATTAGATAACCTTATTTTAGCATTACGTAAAGCATTTCTTCTATTCCTTTTAAATCTTTGTACTATGTATTCTTGTACTCCAGATCTTCCAGCTAATATAGAATAAGCTATATGCATATAAATAGCTTCTTCTGCCATTTTAGGTATACGAGAATCAGCATCTAAAGCTAGACCATCAGAAACATATTCTAATATTATTAATTTATTTGCTAAATCGCTACTAAACGAAAATTTACCTTCTCTTTCATCTATAGTGAACCAACCATTTTTTTGAGATATCTCTGGCAGCATTCCATATCTTCGTCCATAAGCCATTTTCTCCCAAGACCAATTATACACATTAAACCAATTTTGATCTCCAGTGACATTAATTTGCTGAAGTGCCTCCCATCTTTCATTAGTTAATGATGTACCTTCTAAATTATCACCTAAATCATCTTGTGTAGGAATTCCATTAGCATCTTGTGCTGGTACAGTATATGGATTACTTGTTAATGTGGTGGGATAAATAATATGTTTAACACCTGAATTATCTATCCAAGATAATCTTACGTAATTAACATAGTCTTGTGGTATTATTATAGATAAACTAGGAGGTATAGTTAATTCTTGAGATTTAATACTTTTTAATGTATCGTAACTAAATTCTTGTAATCCACGTTTAGCATGAAACATAACATCTGTTCTTTTAACCCCAGGTATAAGTTTACCGTCTCCAACATAACCTACTATAAAGTTGTTTATAACATCTTCTAAAGTTATATAAGCATATCCTCCATAGTTACTCCATAAAGCTGGATCATTTAATTGTATGAGTATAACCTGTCCTAAAAGTGGAACTACATTAAATTGCACATTATTATCAGCAGATAAAGTATAATCATCTAATGCTCCTTCAGTTTGAGGGATATTATCAAGTGTAACAGTAAAATTAGCGTTCGATGTCCCAATAATGGTAGCTACTAAAGTAGTATCTCCGGTCCATGTAAAATCTGCATTAACTCCATCTCCTATAAATGCTTGTTGTCCTGCGTAGTATTGTTCGTTAGTTTCTGTTAGTAGTGCCATATCTTATTAACTTTTTTCTAGTGCTTCGTCTTGTTGTATCATTGTTGCTGCAGCTTGTATAATACTTGGATCTCTAATAACAATACCACTATACATCAATATGTTTAATATAAGATTAGTCTGTTCTGATGGATGGAGTTCAAAATTAGTTGAACCATAAGTAGAATTAGCCATGAAATTACCTGCTGCAAGTGTTATTTGTAAATCTGCACTTGTAAAAGCCCCAAAAGAAGCAGCAGGAATAGTTATTACATCTCCAGTAATATAATCTTCTCCTGATGCCGTTACATTTATATCCGTAGCTATTCCTCCTGATACTACAACATCAATTACTAAACCTGTACCACTACCACCCGGACTCGTAAAAGTATATGTATTATCTACAGCTAATGTAAAATTTTGCGTTATTGAAAAAGTTAATATTCCATTTCCTACAATTACTCCAGTTGGTACATATGTAGTAGAATCATATAAATATTGTCCTAAACTTCCAACAGAAAATCCCCATCTAGTATTAGCAGGAGCTTTTATATAGTAAGCATCTACTCCAGTCGTGATTGTATTAGGAAATACAGTAACATCACTAGGCGCAGCTGATGGACCACCAGTACCTTCTAGTATATAAAGAGGATATGAAGTTGTGGGTTGTGTTAAAGGAGATCTATTAAGTAAGAAATACTCATTACGTTCTACAGGTTGTATTTCTTTTGAGTTTACATTATAGATCAAAGTACCTAACCGATGAGTATCAGCTGGTAGAGTGAATGGGTTAGCGCCAGTACATGCCGCGGTTGTTTTAAATATATCTATTTTCTCTTCTAGATTTTTTATACGATTAGCATATTCATTATCAGTTTGAGGAATACGTAATTGTTGATTGAGTTCTTCGAAATATTGTTCAAATATTTCACGCTGAACTTGAATCCCTAAGCGGTTGAAGTCATCTGGAGTTATATACCCTCTTTGTTCTTTGTTTAGTATATATAACACCGTTTTATAGACAGTATCTACGTTAACCATATCAATATTTTTATAGTAAAAAAGGCGGCGATAAAGCCGCCTTATTATAATCACATGTTAAATGATTTTTTTAAGATAGACGTTTCTCTATTGATCTATAAACCTCTAATCCCTCATCTGTTTTAAACCACGCAGCCATTGCTGAAAATGGATTCTCATCAAAAGGAACTGTCATTAGTTTACGCCCATTGCTTTTCCATTTAAACGTTCTTTGATCGCTGTCTAATGTAATTATTCCTCCTTCTGCTGCTCTAATAGCAAAGTTACGTAATACTACATTTTCATCATTAGCTAAATCTAAGAATAATTGTGGATTACTTTTAGCAAACAAAACTCCATCTCTTTTTAATTCTTTGCTAGACAAATTATTTACACCTGAACCTTGCTCAACTCTAAGTATAGCTTCTAATTGATCAATATCCATTGTATGTGCAGCGTTCATAGCTTCTAATTCAAGTTCTAATTGATCATATTGATCAGTAGCTTTCTCTATTGCATCAAACTCTTGAAATAAAATTCCATTATGTGGATGATGTAATAAGAATTGTTGAAGATTAGTTTTTTCTTTAGGAACCATTAAATGACCGCTTTCAAAAATAATATGTTTCAATGTAGCAGGTCCTTCTTGTTCATCTACAAATATACTTTTTTGATTAGTAGCATATCTTAATTCTCTTTCATATCCTAAATCTGAATCAAACCATACACAAGGATAACGACTACTGTGTCTAGAGATTATAGTAAATGTTAAAGGTTCTTTTTGACCTAATAAGTAATAATTTCTATCTTTATACTCCCAAGTATTTTCTACAATAGGAGTTTCTTTAGTTTCTACTTTCGTAGATTTCTTTGTTTTTGTTTCTTCCATGATATAATATAATATAAATATTTAAAAAAGACCTCTAATTAAAGAGGTCTTGTTAGTTATAATCTATGATATTCTAATACCCGTGATTGTATAAAGCGCATCACCTGGAACATTTACACTAGCAAATTTAGGAATATGATATGGATCTGCCACACTAGCTTCTAAAGTTGCATTAAAAGCATCAATAGCAGCTTGAGGAAGCGTAGCTCCCATATCACCATCAAATTGAATTTCTAGAGTTGTAAGTGCACCACCAGCAGGATCTTGAATAGCAAGATCAAACGATGATAACGAATTACTATCGGAATAACCAGAGATAAGTATAGGAACGTCAACATCCACTATAACATTACCAGTTTGCACAGTACCAGCTAATTCTGATGTACTTGTGTTTGGGTTTGTGAAATTTATAAGTGCCATAATTTCTATATTTTTAAAATGTTAATAATTGTTAAGCTCCTTGAAATAACACGAAGTTATTTGCAGCTTGAGTTACTAAGCATCTCTCAGATAAGAAATTAACTCTCATAGTATCAAGATCTGAAGTGTAAGCACCTCCAACTGAACCAGTGATCCAAGATTTAAATCTTCTATCCTCTGTTTCAGAAGCTCGATATCTAACGTGTAAAAACGGACGTCTGATATTTTGACCTAGCATTTGATCATATACTGTTGAAGTTCCAGCGGGAACTAAAACACCATCAATCTCATTGTCTAATCCACGAGTCGTAACATCATTTAGATATTTCCAATCAGTTTTGTAGAAGTCATAAGAACCTCTTCTAAACCCAGAAAATCCAAAATTCAACGCCATTTCAGCTTCATTATCGAATAAACCATAAGAAGCAGAAGCAGCAGAAGCATATCCACCACCAGCTTGAGCTGCGATCATATCATCAAAATCAAGAGCAGTTTGTCTACTTAAGAAAAGCATGTTTTCTTCAATAGCTCCCTGTCTGTCTAATTGATTAAGAATAGCATCAAAATCTCCTAACGCACCAGAACCTGGAGCAGCAGCACCCGCAAAACCAGAGTATACATTACCTCTTGCTTGAATAGCAGCAAAAAGACCTTCTGTACCTTTGATATTTTGAGTAGCACCTGCTGGTCCAAAGTTAGCACCAAACGCTGTTGCGGCATTTGTCATTAGCTCACCTTCAACCATTCCCATTTCCATGTAATCTTCAAATCTCAATCGTGTTTCAGATTCAGCTTTTAGATACCATAGATATCCTGATGTTCCATCTTCAGTTGCAACTTCAATCCAGCCAATTTGAGCTACATCAGAACCACTCAATTCATAATTATCTTTTAAGATAATTGGTGAATTATTAAAAGTAGTTACACTTGGCTCAATAGCACCAGTCATTCCGTTACTTCCTTTTGGAAATTCAGAACCATATACATACATGCTATTAACTCCAGCAACAATTACCGCAGGAAGCAATAAAGCTGTAGTTTCGTATAATTCGCAAGTTAAAGTATAACCAGTTGCATTAGTAGCTGTTACTAAAGCTTTTGCTGTAACTAAACCAGTACCGTTATCAGAGATTAAAATTGTATTACCAACTCTAACACCTGAAGTGGCTGGATTAGCAGCGCCAGGAGTAATAGTAACTGTGATATCTGCCGCACCACCAACTAAGGCTACTGCACAGTTATCATACGCAATATGTAATCTATTTTGTTCAGACCAGATTACTTGATCCGAGGTCATTGGCATCTCTGCTCCGACCATTCTTAAAAATCCAGATAAGGTTCTATTACCATATCTTTCTACCTCTTGCTCATAAAGCTCTGGTAGATATTGTTGTGCCCACTGCGAAACCGCTAAGTTGTTAAAGTCAATATAATTGTCTTGAACAGTAACTTGCTGTTGCATGGGTGTAATTGACGCGGGAAAACTCCCGCCTGTCACAAACGCCATAATTTATAGTTTTAGTTATTTATTTTTCGTTCTTATTTTCAATTTAGAACTATCGACACCGCTTATTGCTTTAACTCTTAAACCATTTAAATAAACTTCTCCAGGAGCATTCTCCCGAATATCAACATTTATGTTTTTAGATTTAGCAGTAATATTTTTAATAGCATCGGCTTTACCTTGCTCATAAAAATGATTAGCAATAGTATCAGCATTTCGTGCCGCGTATACAGCTTTGTGATAACCTTTATAATCTGTTATATTACCTTTATTGTCTAAGAACCTCTTAACAAATTCAGATAAATCAGATTGGTTATCTACAATATCATTTACGTTATTAACATTATATCTAAATTTCTTTTCTCCAATATCGAAATTAAAACCTTTAAAATCTTTGGAAAAAATCGTTTTAGTTTTGTCTTTAAACGCATCATGACGTTGTTTTACCGTTTCTTGTTCTTCATTGTATCTATTGAAAAAATCCATTGCTTTTTGTTGTTCTTGAGTCACGCCTGGTCTCAACTTGATCTCATCGTAATACTTCTTTTTCGTGTCTTCCAAAAAGTTTTTGGCTTTTGCAATTTCTTCTTTTAAAGCGAGTTTTTTCTTTTTGATGGTTCGCTCTTCATCATCATCTTCATCCCACGCAAACTCGTCATCCATCAAAAAATTGATTTCTTCAAAATTTAAGTGTGGTTTAGTTTGTTTATAATATTCAAGTAATAAAATATCGCTATCCACATCAGAATAATCTCTATTTAATCTTACATAATCTTCTACTGTTCCACCAGTATCCTTCATAAATTCAACTAACTTCTCTACATTTTCTGGTAGTTCTAGTTGAGGTTTTGCTTCTATTTCTTCTTGTATATCAGCAACCACTTCCTCTGTTTCTTCTTTCTCTTCACTTGTAATTTCCTGTATAATAGGCGCATCTGTTACTTCTTCTGGTTGGATGTTTTCTTCTTCACTCGCTTGGGGAGTGATTTGTTCTTCAACGTGTGTTTCTCCCACTTCTTGGCCATCTTTGGGAAGTTCGCGTACATCCACGCTCTCTGTGCTTGGCTCTGGAACGGCATCTTCTTCTTTTTTATTTTTAGATAAATCTACTTTAATAGGTTTATCTTTTTTGTTTAATTTTTTTATTTTAGGTTTCTTTTTCATTTTAAAAGTCCCCTCTTCTTGTACTGCTTCTGTTTCTTTCTTTGACATAATATGATATTATATAATTAATAAAAATTTATCTCGGTTCAAATTGCTCTAAACCAAATCCCCCTAAGTTATCAAATCCAGCTGATTCAAAATTCTTAGGTAATAGATCATTTTTTCTTTGATCTATAAGTTCACTTTGTTGGGTTGCTTGCATTTTAGTTCTTTCGTCTTTTCTATTTTCCTTATATTCTTCTTCCCCTCTTTTAGCCTGTCCTTGTGCTTTTGCTAATTGCATGTTATATTGGAACTCTTGTTCCATTAATTGCATTTTAATTTGAGCTTCTTGTTGCATTCTTTGTACTTCAAATTGTGATTTACCTTGTTCTATCTGTAATGTTGTTTCTGCTAACGCTTGTTGTTTTTGAACTTCATACATAGCTGCTTGTTCAGCTTGCTGAGAATTAGCTTGAGCTTGAGCCTGTATATTAGCTTGAGCAGCTTCTTGCTGTTGTTTTTCTCTTTGTTGACGCCTCTTTTTCAACATCTCGTTAGCTAATTTTAAATTGCTAACATTCCTTATATCTATAGCATCTTCTAAATTAATAGAATCAGTCTGAAGAGCCATTTGAATATTTTGTTCTAGTAATGCTTTCTCTTCATCATCTGGTTCTAGTTCTAAGAATATTCCAAAATCATGTAAATTAGATGAAATTATCTCTTCTAATGTAGCTATATTATAATTAGAAATACTATCTAATAATGCTTCTCTTGTAAGTGGAAATGTTAAAGCATCAGCAGCACGTAATACTATATTCTCACATGTTTTAAGTGTTAAATACAAACTAGATTGCAATATATGTCTAGTTGCCGTATTCGAATTGGCAGCAGCTAGTTTCTGTAAACCAACTAATGCATTTTTATCTGGCATACTACCGTCTCTAGCTTCATTTAATCCGGTTACATCCCTTATCATTTGAAGATAATATTGATAAGTTTGTATTAGCGATTGAATTTTACCACCACCACTAGATGTTTGTAATTCTTGTATCGGAACTTTACCATGATTAAGATCTCCATCTTGAGTTAGAGATCTACCTACGATACTACCAGTTTGAAAATACATATTAAGTGCTTCAGCTGGGTTATAATTAGTTCCATTACCTAGATCAACTTCAGCTAAACCATCCATATCTAAATATATACCATCTGGTACTATTCTAGACATTACTTGTTGAAGTTTTAAATGTGCTAATTGAATCATATCAGCAAAACCAGTAATTCTACCTACTAAAGACTCAATTCTCCCTCTATACATCCTAGGAGCTACTATATTATAATTCATATTAACCTTTACAGTATTAGCAACTGGTCTGGTCATATTTTCAGACATTCCCCAACTTAACATTTTTGGATGTCCTAATATTTTTGCACCGGTATATAGTACTTCTATAGATCTAGATACTCTTTTAAAATTATCACTTGGAGGTGGATCGAATATATCTGTCTTTTCAAGTGCTTTTTCTAAACCTTGATCTGTATGCTTTATTTTAAATACTTGATTAGCAAATGTTTTCCATTCAAAATATAAAACCTGAACAGTTTGATTATCTAATCTTCCATTCCAATTTCTAGTATATTCTCTATTACCTTGATATTTTTGAATCTCTTTTAGTTCTTCACCAGTTAAATATGGAAATTGTTTTTTAAGTTCTACTAAACTTACATTTTTTACTTCTCCTACATAGTATAAATCTGCAAAATTTGGATCTTCAGTATATGAATATACTAAGTTAACTGGATCTACATAATCAACAGTTATTCCATTTGATTTATTAAAATTAGTTTTTACAGCTGCAATACCAAGTATAGTTAAATCGTAATTTAATCTTTTCCTTGTTAAATGGTATTTATTTTTATCTAGTATTTGATCTATTAATTCTTCTTCAGCAACTTCTATAGATTGTTTATAATCTAATTGCATATGAGCTGATAATTCATCCATTGTTTTAGGAGCATTATCACTTTGATCACTAGAAGAAAGATCCATACCCCACATTTCTTTTACAGCCTCATTGTATTCTCTTATTTGTATATCCTTTATTATTCGTTGAGCATATTGAGTTCTTTTCTGTCTTGATTCTGGATCTTGTGCATATGCTTTTACCTCATAATTTCTTTGTGAAATACCGTTAACAACTATATCTACAAATTTAGGTATAATTGGAACAGGTTTCCAGTCTAAATTTAAATAAGATAGATCACCATTTATTGATAATTCATCTTTATATTTTTGAATTGGCTGTTCACCTCTTGCATATAATCTTAGATTATGAAAATTAGCATAATTATTCATAAATCTATATCCTCCACCTCTGTAATTTAAAAACCATTCTCCTTCGATGGCTCTAGCTACAGCTAATCCATATTCCAATGTAGCTTTCTCTTCGTCAGGTACTACCTGATCAGGAAATGTACTATTAGTGCTAGTATAAATCATTTATTCTATTATTTTTGAAGTATATCCTTTATTATCGTACCGTTTAATATCTAATCGAATAGGTTTAATATCTTTAAGTGGTGAAGGTCTATAACGATTTTTATTACAAGCCATTATAGCTAATCCAGAACTTATTGAAGCATCATGTTTGGTTCTTTTGTTTATATCAAACTGCGACCAATCTTCTAATGTTCTCTGAAAGTACATATCACCATATTCATTTCCTTTTAAACCTACATAATTTTCTATATAAGATTCTATAGCCGCTGCGTGAGCTTGTTTGATATCTTCACTTGAATTTGGTATTCCACCAATTTCTCTTTCTGTAACTGATAACTTATTCCAAACTTTATCAGGACGATTCATAGAGAACCCTCTATAACCTCTTCTTTTAAAATGATAAAGTAATCTTGGTTTGTTGTTTTCACATAATATAGGCATTCCATAAAATATACATGCCATTAATACATCTTCAAAAAATATCTCCGCTGTTTGTGGTCGTGCTATATATTCTAAAAAGAAATGATTTGGAGGAGCATCTTCCATACTGAACTTACTAAGCCCGTGTAATGATCCATTAGATCCTTTTCCATCTACAGTTCCTGATATATCATAACTATCACATCCAAAAGCTCCAATGTGCTCGTTACCAGGATATTTCACTCCATTCTTTAAGATCACT